GAACTAGTCCCACGTTGTGCCACTTGCATAGCACCATTGATAATCATATTCCTGTTCGACAAAGCCCCTGCATCATAAGCATCATTGATCTCATCTAAGCTAGTCTTGTTGCCTAAGTCGGCTAAGTCTCTTGCTTTAGTCATAAGTGTCTACTCCTTATGGTTTTGTAGGCCACGTCACATCGTCTAGTGAAGTTGCACTTGTAGTTATATCTCTGAGTGCTTGTCTGTATGCAGTCTGTGCAGAAGTCATTGTACGATCAGACCCTGCCCACCAATCAGTAGCGGCAATCAAACGATCACGTTCTGCCCTGAGTAGCTTCATAGGTTCAGCCGCAATCAATGCGTCTTTCTTAGCTGATACTGCCGACCAAGTTGTACCCCAATCAGATGGGTCTTGGCTCTCAATTGCTGAACCATTTGCATCTGCGCCAGTTACTTTGGCGTACATGGTTGTGAACTCAGCTTCTGTTGTTGGTTCGCCACGGAGTACCCACTCTGTAACTCCCAACTCTGATAGTGCTGTTGATATTGTTGTCATTTTATTTTCCTTTATTGTGCATATTCTGTTATTGAGAAGGTTGATACACCTCTAAGTCCATTATTGTTTGACTTATTAATAGTTAATGGGGTTGTTCCACCAACGCCGTAGTGAATTATCGTGTAAGTACTAGCAGAGGTTGATCCTGCGCCTTGTGACCAAACACCTACAGCATTCATTAATAAACCTACACTATTTCCCTGACCCCAGTTATTATCTAATCCAAACCAACAATTTGCTGCACTTGCTCCAGTAGCCATAGATACAGTCTCTCCGTCTTTTCTCATGAGAATTGCATTTCCAGACCCATTATTTTCTGTTGAATAAGTAATTAAACAGTGAAAAACTAGTAAACTGTTTGAAAATTTAGGTGTAAAAGTTATACCTAACCCTGCAATTTCAGAACTACTAGCTGAGTTAGAATATGTTGCAACTGAATTTATAGAAGCTGTTTTTACTTGTAACACAGTCCCTGCAACATTAATCCCTAAGTCAGCCGCCGTTGGTGTAGCACCATTGGCTTTCTGTAGAGTATCGACTTTTATTATACTGGTCATTGTGCGATCTCCGTAAATATGAAATTAGAAGAGTTACTTAATCCATTCCAAGTACCGCCATAGTTCATATATAAAGAATTCCCTGTAGTATGTAACTGAACCATCAATTTGTAGACTAAGCTAGTTCCTGCTGGAACATTAGGAGAATCTAATACTTGGATTTGCCAAGGTACAGCGCCATATGTTACACCAGCCGAATGTGGCCCTAGACCCCAATTAGCAAAAGGTGAAATAATATTGGTACTACCTCTAAAGATTCCAATACCATACCCATTAGCACCACCTGAACTCATATAAGCCATTCCTATACCTGTAATCATAATTTTAGAGTTGGAAGTTTTAGTTACATATGTGTAATCAGAACCAAAACAATCAACAAAACCTTGAGGATTACTACCTGAATTAACTATAGTCTGACTTGACCATTGATGTTGTTCTGAATTAACAGAATGCCCAGGAATATGCACACCATTACCGCTTGTCTTCTCAACGAGGCTATCGACTTTTAATGTACTCATTGTGCGATCTCCTGTAGTGTTAAACAGCTTATTGTTCTAGGTCTGTCCCAATTAGCACCATCATTGTCTGTTCTATTAATATGATAGGTTTGAGAACCTCCGCTATTGTGTGCTAGTTTTACATTATACGTTGTTGCACTTGTAGTGTTTGGAGCATCTAAGAAGTTTATAGTGCCATGGTCTAAACCTTCAATGTAGTTTTGAAATGTGGATGCTATACCGCTATGCGCTCTACGTCTATTTCCAGCAGCATCTCCTTGTCCAATTTCAGTAGACCCTCTTTCTAAACATATCCAAAAAGCGTGAGTATTACTATCAGAAGAACCACTAATATGCCCTGTTAGTAATATTTTACTACTAGCAAATTTTGGAGTTATAGTTGCAGAAAATAAAACACTAGAACGTGCATATGCAGCAGTGCTAACACTTGCTACCGAAGAATATACTCCCTGTACAACCTGTATAACATGCCCAGGTGCATGAAGTGTTTGACCACTTGGTATTATCACCTTGTTCGCATTAGACCCAGATGTTGGTCCTATTAAGTTTTCGACTTGTAATGTACTCATCTATATCACCGTTAAGTTTCCATTGACTGTCAGGGTAATACCCGATGCAACAGTAAGTGGTCCTGTAGCACTCGCATTTTCGTCTGCGTCAATTGTTGTGTTAGTGTTTAGCTCTTGTTCATTAACTCGAAAGATGTCACCTGCTCTTGAGCCAACTGTTCCGTTGTCACCCTTGAACATGCCACCACCAGATACATTAGCTACTTCAAATGTTGTGTAAGCAACGACATCAAGTATATCACCTGTAGCTGCACCTGTTGTAAGTATTACATCTGAGCCATTAGCGGCTGTATAGTCTGCACCATTACTTAGGAAGATTCCATTGAGATATACGTCAAGAAATTGTGGAGTATACCCACCCGTAGCAAACGATGTCTGCCCTGACGTAGCTGTGAAGCTATCCCTTGTCTGTGTGGCTTGTGGTACTGGCTGTGTGCCGATGTAACCTGACATCTAAGTCTCCTTGTTGTTTGTTTTATTAGCCTAATAAATACCCTGAAAAAATCTCATGACCTGAATTAGTATTTGCAGAACCTGGGTGAGATGCTGTACCATTAGATTCAAACCATATACTGGCATAATCTCCTACAGCCATATCCATCAGAATAGCAGATGTACCATATTCGTAATCAGAGTTTGCCGATCCTGCTGTGTCTAATCTTATTTGAGAGTTAGCTTTAGGATAGTTAACATTATTTTTACGAGTAAAGTACCTATATACATCATTACTATTAGACCCAATAAACGTAGCAAAAAACATATACTTACCAGCGACAGGGGCAGTAAATCTACCTGTTGCTAAACTAAAGTGGCTTCCAGTATTATGAATTATACTACCCCATGGCCAACCAGACCCGGAAGATGGAGTTGAAGAACTACCTACTGCCATAAAGCTTGGCTGAGATGGCATTGTGACATAGCCTTCATGAGATATTCTCATTTTTGTATCAACAAGCTGTACGCTACCACCATCTGAATTGCTATCAACTAAAAATGCTAAATCTTGTCTAGCTGCTCCATCGCCTCTACCTACAGAAACAATTCCAACTTTACGATAGGCGGAATTTGCATTTTCTGCATACCCTAAACTGATACCAGTATAGTTATCAACAGCATTTGCACTGTTAGAACCAAAGTGTGAAAGTTCTCCATTGCCAGTTCGAACTTCTAGTTTTTTCTGTGGACTACCTGTACCAATACCAACGTTGCCGCCCTTAAAAGTCATAGAGCTAAAAGAAGCAGTGCCACCTTCGATAGTGCCAATAGAACCAACACCCCCAGAAGTAGAGCCAACAATCATTCTATTATTATTGTCTTGACCAAGGCTTAATTCTGAATTTACATGAAGTTTACTTGCAATATTAGTACTTAAACCAATACCAATATTTTCATTGCTATCTATAGTCATAGCTACTGCGTTTGACTGATCATCAATACCTGAGAGTGCTACTTGAAACGCTGCCTGTGATATAACAACTACATTGTCACCACTCTGTGCGGCTACAGTAAGAGTAATTGTAGTACCATTAGTAGCTGTATAGTCTGTGCCGTCTACTAAGCGTACACCATTCTGGAATACGTGAACCTTACCTACTGTGTAGTTCAAACCAGTAAGGCTTGTTGTTGCACCAGTGATGGTAAAAGTCTTCTTACGTTCAGCACCACTGCTTACGACAGATGCTTTAGAACCTATGTAACCTGCCATGTGTTTATCCTTTAAGGTGTTTCGCTTGCTTCTGCTTCAGCGTTTAGTTGTGCGGCTGTCTTAGCCCAGCCTCTTGTGAAAGCATCTGCTACGATTAACTCTCTTGTTGCTGGTATAGCTACGCCTTCATCTAATGCACGATTGGTATACATTGAGATGATTTCATCGTTAGCTATTCTGGCTCTATTAGTAAGCGCATTGTCAGCCCAATCTTGTGGGTCAGCGGCGGCATACTGTAAGCCTTTGTATTGTGTGTCTGTTAAAGTAATTGTTATGTCTGGCATAGTTGCCTCCTTGTTGTTTGCATTGTTAGCCTATTAAATGTCCTGAAAATGTATTCCATATTGGAGACTGACTAAAACCTCTACTTGCATCGTCAGAAAACGACCACACTTCAACGTAATCATTAGCTGATAGGTAAATGACATGTGCTATAGAAGCTACTAAATCATGCGCCGAATTGCCACTGTGGAAAGAGTCACCTATTGCATAAGTTGTACCATTAACCCTTAGAAACACTCTAAGTTGATTACCATCAGCTATACCATAACAGTTTACACTAGCATTGAACTGATACGCACCAGCTAAAGGTGCTACAAATCTATTGTTAGTTGTATCAAAATGCCCTCCGTTATTAAATCTAGTACCATTTATTAACACTTTAGCAGTGCTTGCAGTTTCATTGTAATTACTACCTGTTCTGTGTGCAAAAAAGTACGGCTGATACGGCATTGTGACACGGCCTGACGCATCTATGCGCATACGTTCTGCGTTGGCTGTATCAATTGCCAAATCACCGTTGGTTTGTGTCGCTATGTTAGAACGTGTGCTACTACTGCCATTATACATTAAGGTAATACCAGCTTCACCATCTGTTCTATTTACACGAACAAATGCACCAGCACCATCAACATGAAACTTGTCATTAGGCGAACTCGTCCCAATACCAACGTTCCCTGATGCGTCCAGTCTCATACGTTCTGTAAATCCAACATGTGTACTAGGGCTTGATGCTGTACCAAAAACTAACTGTGCGCCATCATCATAACTTACTGTAGTTTGACTATTGCTCTCAATGTTTATTCCAAATTGACCACTACTTCCACTTATGCCCGTTCTTTCAAGCGCAAAGATGTTATTACTGCTTTGAGATGCGGTTAAAGTAGCACTAGGCGAACTCGTCCCAATACCAACGTTAGAGCCATCAACCGTTATAGCATCGGGTATGTTAATTAAGTCTGTTTGCTTACTCATTAGGTTTGCTCCAGTACACTCACAATTACGTCACAACTTGATGCTGTGTCACTTGTTACGATTACAGTGTCAGTCGTCTCCAGGATGATCTTACCGTCTAAGACTGAGAGAGCTGCACCACTTGGTAGTGGTACTCCCTTGACAACGTAAACACCTGCCGCTTGTACATCTACTTTGATCTGAGATGCTGTTCTGTTAGCTAAGTTACAACCGATCATCACTGATGTAGTTGCACTTGGTACTGTATATGTAGTTGTAGCACCTGTACCAACTGAGGCGCTTGTGTAGTTCTTAAAGACGTTTGCCATGA